ATGGGACGTCATAACTGCGAGTGCCACCAGCACCGTCGTCCTCGGTAAGATCATTCCGCTTCTGAGTGTCAGCAAGGATCAGTTCGTGGGCCAGAATCCACCGTGCTCGGGGGATCTGTGTGATTGAGGTAGGAAGATCCTCATCCTTATCGACAAGATAGAAGTAAATACGGACGTTGCTGGCTCCGTACCACCCCCACTCGATCATGGTCATGAATGTCTGACTCAGATCAAGCGTCTGCTTCGATTGGCCAGTGCCATCCAGCTTGTCCCCAGTCCACTCAGAACGAGGAACCCGCTTTTCAAAAGTCAGGCCGTTGCCCGCGCTATTTCGATAAAGAACATTCAGACGATCGCCTGCACCGTCTCCTTTGCATTCAACAAAGAAACCATCACTGGTGTCACCTACGCCCCAAAGACGGGTGAGGCTGACCGGGCTTCCCTCAACAGAAAGACGAGTCGCAAGACTCGCCCGAACAATCCGACCCGGCTGGTAGCGATACCTGCGCTTGGTCGCAATCCTTGCTCGCTGAAATCCACCCTTGTTCGTGCTGAGCGTCAGCTGGGCGGAGTTGGCTGAACCGTTATAGGTAACCTCTCCATTCGGAGCAGGGCTATAGACGGCAGAAGTCTGACTGAGCTGTGTCCATCGTGCAGATTGAGTGCTGTCGTCGAGAGGGCGCTCATTTAAGCCCGTGACGTCGTAGATCCAATCCTCACTAGACAGCTCGAACTGATCGTCTTTGGTGAGGAAGTTGTATGGACGGGTCTGCCTTGGAAAACCAAGTAAGTCGCGATCAACCTCGGTCTTAAACCGATAGTTGTCGATGATTGGAAGGGTGGCGTTTTCCTTCGGCAGAACAATCGGGATACTTTTCTGAGCAGCCTTTTGACCACTCGGAAAAGTTCCCTCTGCCTGAACCACCTTCCCATTTCTGGTGACGGCGTTTTGTCCGACGTCTTCTGGGAGCTGGTAGGCAGTCATCTTTATCTCTGACCCCAAGTCAGGCTTGCTTTACAGGTGTTGGAGCTGTTGTCGATCGATCGTGCGGCGATGACCAACACATCTCCGGCAGTGCCAGTAGCGGCAGTTGCCTCGCGAGTCAGGTACTGGCGGGCGTAGGAGAAGATGTCAGTCAGCGCTTGTGTGGCTGCGTCGGCGTCACCCGTGAAGAAAGATGCAAGCTGCTCGCCGCCAGTGAACGCATCAATGGCGTTCGATGCGCTGTCGGGACTGTTGAACTCAATCGCCGAAAGGGTGCCAGACGAAGTGAAGGTGGTTACGGCCGTAGTACCGCTATCGGTCATGGTCGTCGGGTTCTTGACTAGCAAGAACTGCGCTCTGTGAGAGCTGACCATGGACAACATCAACGGGAAAACGCGGAGCAAGTTGCGCTTGCTCTCACCCTGGTTGTTAGTGATGTTTTCTTTGATGCGAATAGCCAGCAGCGGCTTAAAAGTGCTGGTGCCGATTCCGGTGACCTTTGCGCCGTCTTGGCTGAAGATGGCGAGCTTTTCGGCGTCACCACCATCGATGCTGATCTGAGCGCCGTACTTGCGGATGTAGGCATCAGCAGACAGGGTGCCGGACTTCTCTGCCCGGAACTGCATCGGCAGTGTCGGGTTACCCAGGGAGGGGTAAGGGATGCGGTCAGAGCAGTTGAGGTTGTGAGCGATGATCCACCGAGACGCCTTGACCGTGGAGCCGGTCGCGAGGTTGGCGTCTTCGGGGACATAGAACAACAGACGGCTACCCGTGCCGCCGTACCAGCCATATTCAATGCGAACCATGCAGAGGTTCGTCAGGCTCAGCTTGTGACCAGAACCGGTGTCTGCAGCGCCAATCAGGCTGGCACCGTCCTCACCGACCATTGTGTCGCCGTTCCAGTGCTTACGAGGAACGATCTCTTCCATCACGTTCGGAGACGTGCTGATCAGCTTGTAGATCGTGCCTTCGTCAGTCCGGTTGGGTTGAGCGGCCATTACCGCTGTATCCACCGTGAAGGTGGTGGGATCGGTGCCCTGTGCGGTGTAACCGTCGAGGTGATCAGAAGGGCGCTCGCCGGAGCTAGTACGACGGACGTAGAAGAGTGATGTGCCGACGACGCGGAGGAAGTAGCCGTCCGACGCATCGAACATGCCGAACTCCAGCGTGGCTGAAGTGTCAGTAGACAGTGCAACACCGAAAGATGCGCTGGTGATGCGACCGGTCTGGTAAGGGAAAGCCTGTTTGGTAATCAGGCTGCCGACATTGCCGTTGGCTGCTGCGACCTTAAGTCGAATTTCTGCTGCCGATTGGTCAATCAGGTGGTTGACCTGAGTGACCTTTACACCGGAAGTGGTTTGCTCGTTGGTAGCCCAGATATTTTGGTCAATGTCCAGGAGGTTTGTGTCATCAAAGATCGCGAGCGGCGTCTGGACACGGGGGATACCAAGCAGGTCATCACGGACCTGGGAGGGGGCACTCAGGTTGTCAAGAATCGGGACCGGAGTCTGGTCCGACGCGACGACAACAGGTAGAGAGTTTGCAGCGGTGTTTTGACCAGCAGGAACAGGCGTAGTCCTTCCTACTGAAATTACACTTACGCCTTCTTCAACGCTGGCCATAAGGAAATACCTTAACTAACGGAATCTCTAGAAATTCTGGGGATAACATCCAGCGTTCCAATCGCCAGAGTGTCTTCCTTATACACAGCTATTGTACCCTGGCTGGAACCTACAGAAAACGCAGGTGCGCCAGCAGTTGTGGGCTCAATCTCAAATACTGTGCTGCTAATAATAGAGAGCTTATTAGCATTAAAGTCAACACCGTCGTAAACATTTTGGCCGGTGCCGCTGATGATAATTTGATCCTCGACTGTCAACTTGTGTGCTGCAGCCGTTGTAATTCTGACTTTATTAGCAGTAACGCCACCTGTGGTCGTAAAAGAGGTGCCTTGAGTAATAGAGCTGATCGTTGCTTGAGTCTCTGAGTAATACTCACGCAAGTCCCAGAGGAACTTACCTTGCAGTTCGTCAGACACATCAACGGATAGACCGAGACCGGTCTGCTCCAAACCACGCTCTGTATAACCTACCGGGACGTTTCGACCCAAAGCCTCTGTCTGGCGGCTGGATAGCTTCAGTGCAACCTGGCCCTTAGCGGGATCAAGCTCAACAATTCCGAAGCTATCCACTGCCGAAGCAGGGCTTGTGTTGTCGTTAAAGAAACGACGAATATCTGCGACCAGTACAGAGTTGGAATAGTTGTAGGGAGTACCCCACGGCTTCTCGATGTTGAGGTACAGCTCATCAAAACTGTCCCCTTCTCTGACGGTTACCGCGATATTATCGAGAGCCATTGATTAGTTACCTAGGAGCTTACGACGTAGTCGCTGTTGCGGCGAATTACCCTGTTCGACAGGTACTGGCGGAGGTGTGTTACGCGCTTTATCTAACTGTAACTGATGTAGTTGTACGACAGACTCGTAGTATTCAGCGTTAAGTCTTGTCAGCCGTTGATTTTCAGCTTCTAATCGACGAATTCTCTCCTCTAAAGGAGCAGGAGGTACGGGTCGATCAACATAAATGGTCTGCACCTCAGGCGCAGTTTGCTCAGCCATTTGAGCGATTGTTCTATCGCGAGCAACTAAAGCTTCTTCTGAAGCATTGCGGAAATCACGAAGCTGCTCTTCGAGAACGCTGATTCGTTGCTGTGCGCTCAGCAAGCTGGACTCAAGACGCACCTGTTCTTCCAAGGCATCGCCTAGCTCAGACGCCGCACGACGTAACTGAACGCGCTCATAGACAGTGGCCGACTGGACAACAGACGGGGTGCTTGAAGCCTGAGTTGCACCAGGGGTAATGTCGTAAGCCTCGCGATCAGGCACACGCCACTTGAGCGTAAAGTCGGTCTTACGGATGTCCCCCTTTTCCTTGTAAGCGACCAAATAGGTCACCCCCGCTGGGGTGGGATCGAGGTTTATGTCGATCGATCCGTTGGTGACGTCGAAATGACGTTCATGGCGAGCGACACCAAAGAAGGGTTGAGAAGGCTTAACAACCAAAAGGCCGTTACGGCCATCACTAAATAATTGGCCATGAACTCTCGTCACGATTAGACCTCGCGGTAGGCAACAGACAAGCCAACGTTTGCAGTACCTGTGATGACGGCGTTGATCTTTTCACCTGAGTCAGACTCGAAGAGACCAAGCGGATTGCTGAGTTGAACAGTGCCGTTTACAGGCAAGTAGATTTTTCCAGTGACGTTGTCAGTTGCACCCGTCTGGAACTGAACATTGCATGCAGCATCCGCGCTAAGCGTCACAGACATGACTCGAAGCTTGGTATTAGCGACGAGGGCAATGACGTCAGCGCTGGCAGTCAGATCAAGCGCTTTGTACTTGAGATCGTTAGTGAAGGCGTCATGAAAAGTGACGAGTCCATCGGTGGCACTAGGCGTACCTGACGCTCGGATATAAGCATCACCACCATTAGCGTCTCTTCCAAACAGGGACATCAGACAAAACCCAAGAGAATAGAATTATCTGGCTCCGCAAAATCAAATTGCGTAGTAGACAAAATGAGTGTACCGGACTCAACCCAAGGAGTTTTAGTTTCGTCGCGCAGTAAAGCTCGTATTCTGATCTTAACATTTGCGGAATCAGCTACAGTAATATCCGCTTGTTCTCGATAGAAATAACCTTGATTAACGTACCGTTGAAGCTCTGTGTTGTATAGCTCAAGTTCATACCTGTCGATATTAGTGTCAGGTATTTCTACGCTTACGAGTGATCCAGCAAAAACGTAATCAAGCGTTCCAGGCACCAGCTGCATAGGAGCTTCCCAGAATACACTGACTCTGGATGTGGGATCGATGGCTGTCATTAGGGCATTGGATTTGTTGAACGGACTCTGAAGGTAATTTTGTTGCCATCAAGCGCCTTATTGACTTTGGTATTTAGCGTTTTGCGTTGGCCGTAATCCGCTTCCCCTTTATTTACAAAGTCGTACTTGGCATGATCATACTTGATACCAATGATTGAATATGTGCCGTCATTATTTTCGGTGATCTTCTGAATCTTATACCTGTTGAATCGGTTTGCAGAGTTATTGGTTGAGCCCTCGTCAACGAGGATCCAGAGCATGTTTGACGATGGAGCCTGGCTCAGCCCAGAAACATTGATGGTCCTACCCGTAATTGATTGAACTCGACTGCGTTGAGCTAAACCTCCGGTGGTGTATGTGTATAAATACCAACCACCGTCGGTGTAATTGACACCAGAAGTAAGGTCACGATCTACTGTGACCGAGCCTGAAGTGGCAGATGCAATCCGGCCGCCAGCTTCAATTCGTGTTTTAAGGGGGTCGCCGATCAGACATACATCGCCGGGAAGAAGTAATGCGCCTTCTGGGCCTACTTTGAACGTGACTGTCTCAGTTGATCGTAAATTT